CCGCCATTTCGATTTGCGTATATCCATATATCTGGATAAGTCTTTCTGAACCAGTGTACTAGAGCCGCTTGCTCCTCAAATTCTGAGCGTACTTTTTTTGATGCTTTTTTTGTGGCTTGGTGTTGTCTAGCTCTTTTTTCTTGAAGTTCTAATATCTCATTCCTTTTAATTATAGGTGACATCATGTCAGTAAATATCAAGACATTTCTTTGGGCTTTGTTACACCCTTGCGCTTTATATGCAACCTCCAAAGCATCTTTAAAAACATTGTCCGATATCATTTTTTAACTCCTAAATTTTCAAAATAAGCAATCCACTCACCCCTTTTTTCTACAGGCTCTAGCAATACGTCGTTAATAACGCTTTCTTCACAACCTGCACGATAAAGTGCCGAATAGGTTACAGCGTCGCTAATGTAGCTGTCTCCTGTTTTTGGGTTGGTTGGTTGTTGTTGTTGTTGTAGCGATTTTAATTCTTCTAATATATTCATCCTCTATATTTTCCTTCTGGATCAAAATAACCATAAGCCCAATAGCCAATCATTTTTCCATTGCGATCATAATAGGCTATTTCGCATGGCCTTCCATTTATTCTATCTACAACGCGACTTGTTATTTCTCCAAAGCGTATATAAATATATAACTTTTTAATTAATTTACGAATTGCCATCCTTTTAACTCCTTATATTTTCCTGATGGTGCCAATGTTATAGTTTCAAATCGTTTAAAATATTTATCGTACGCATTGCTAAACAATAATAAAACATTTTCCACGTTCACACCACCTGGAGCAGACGCAATCAATGGGTAGTTTTCCGGAGCCTTCATCATTTGCAATAGATGTGTAATGCACTTGTGACGTGCGTAACCTTGATGATTGAGGCAAAGATAGTAATTATGAAAGATGAACCCCGATTCATCAATAAAATTCAGCTTTATCATTTCTGTCTGGTCTTTTTTGCTATACGCCTTTTCAAATGTTACACGTGAAACATCATAATTGTAGGTTTCAGCGTCTATCTTGGCCTTCAGTATTTCACCACTGGTGCGCATTACATATTTACCGGTTTCGCTGTCTGTAACAAATTCAGCATGACAAACTTTGCATTTTTTAGCGCTCAGTATATTTGAATATCCACATACATCGCCTTTTCTATAAACTAAGTCTTCAAATTCCGTAGTTTCTTCTACAATAGCTATACAACTTTTGCGCGGCGCATCACCAACACGCTTTTTATTCTTAGGCGCTATTGTCGCATCAATTGGGCCATGCCTATCTATATTGCCACCAAAACACAAAACATAACCGAGTTCTTTATCATCATGAGCACGTATAACACGACCACAAATCTGCACATACTTAACAAGGCTTTTTGTAGCCAAGAACAAAACAACACAATCAAGCTGAGTGTAATCGAAGCCGGTTACAAAGATACCGACATTAACGACAATTCTTCTTCCTTCCCCATGCTTTAGCCATTTAGTCAGTGCGTTTCTTTCGCTGTTAGGCATATCACCATAAGCTAAGCGTATAGTCGAATCATCGTTCCATTCTTCTACTATCTTTCTCGCGTTACTTAGGTTTGACGCATAAACAATAGCCGTATTGATGTTATAATGGTCAAATTTAACGCGCATATCTTTTGTAGCATCGATCACTATATTTTCGAATCGTTGTCCCATTTCTTCATCGTTATAATCTCCATTTGATTTAAGCTTAACACCTGTCAAGTCAGCTTCTATGTCTCCACTAATGCTTTCAACATGCGATAAATAACCTTTCTTTATCAGATCAGGTATATTAGTTTCGTAGCAGCATCGAGTAAATGTCGCTTTACCTTCAACGCAATCTAAATGAATATAGCCTTGCTTTTCACGATAGGGTGTTGCGGTAAGTCCGCATATCTTCATATTAGGATTAATGCGGAGCAATGACCTGATTATTTTTTGGTAAGACGTATCAGGATTAGGTGAGACATAATGAGCCTCATCAATAATAAGTATGTTAAAGCTTCCGCTCGTTGCCCTGCGTTTTAAAAAACTTGTATAGGTAGCAAAAACAATCTGTCGTGTGACTTGGTTCTTTCTTAGTTTTGCTGAGCATATCCCGTATGACTTTACATCATCCGTATAATCGTGAAATTCTTTTGCGTTCTGTGATACAAGTTCTGATGATGGGACTAGAACAAGAGCCCTTCCTCCCTGCTTCCTGCACTTTTCAACCAACATAGCACAGACTAAAGCTTTTCCAGATCCAGTGCTCATGTGAGCATAAGGACGCTCACCTAGTGCAATATCCTTTATTATGGCTGTATAGGCTTCTTGTTGGTGTTTTCGTGGTATTTTTTTAATCATAATTTGTCACAAATAAAAAAGCCCTCAATTAGAACCGTGCAGGATCCCAAAAGAAGGCTTGGTGTTGCTCTTGTTATCACTCCTGCACGAGCGATTAGTTTGTTTAGTATAGCATTAGTTAAATCACCATACAATAATGTGATCGCCCGTCTCCTTATTTATTACTCTAACCTCATAACGATAACTACTTAATATGCGTCTACACAATGCAAAAAATACAGCTACATAATAATTATTGGTTTTCCACGGTGTACCATGAAATGAAGGGAATTTGCACACAAAATATTTTTCTTTAATCATTGTATTTACCTTTATCAAGAAATTCTCAAACAATCTTTTTTAACCAGTTCAAAGCCGTCTATTTCTCCACCTTCCTTAATAAAATCATTAATGTATTTTTTATTTAAAGATAATGAAACATTTAGAAATTGTGTTGGCATTGTATCAATATCAAAACTTGGTGATTTCTGAACCGAATCTCTTTCATAACGAGACACATTTAAAATTTCGCCTTCAACCTTTAAAATATTAAAATCATGCATCACTGACAAGATAAATTCCCGTAACTTTTCCTCTGCTCGTTTCGCCTGTTTTTCCTTGCGCTCTAGCCTTTCAGCGGCGATTTTGCGACGTTCTGTCGCTAATTGAGCCAAAGCTATAGACTCTGCCAAAACGTCACTTAGAAACGATAATTTACGCTCTATTGTCCCTTCTATAACCAACAAATGACGCTTTATAACATCAGCTTCTTCATTATCTTCAGCGATCCAGTAAAGAGAATCGATAAGTTCTTGTTGTTGTTGCTTTAAATCGTAGATTGTACTCATTATTTCTCTCCTACTTAAATAGCCATCCTTGGCCTTGGGTTATTATTTAAAAAACTAAATCATCCTCGAGATAATCTTCTCCGAATGTTTCTTCTGGCTCTTTATCAATAATCTCCTTATCTTCATCCGCCTGTTTTTTAGCTACAGGTGAAACCTTTCTAATCCAGTTTCCTTGCATCTTTGTACCATCGTCCCTATCCATTTCATACTCCGCAACAGTCAACAGCGCAGAGCCCCCATTTAATGCTCTGGCCAATTGCATATTATCGCCTTCGACCAGCTTACCGGCTTGAGCCAGTTTCATTAATTGGCCTTTGCAATTGGTATCTATTGTCGCAAGCATTTCTTTGGCTTTGTCGGCTTTGGAAGCTTTGTTATCGTTTAGATGCAGTTTTTGATTAATCAGGAATCCGTTGTACGCGCCTTTATCGGTTATGTACCATGTTATTTTGATTAGCTGGTTTGCATATTGCGTTTTTTCTTCCCATGTTGCCTCTAAGATGTTGGCGTGTAGTTGTGTCCCGTCTGGAATAATTGCTTGAAAACCGCTGTTAGTGTATTCCTTAGTTGCTTCAATTGCTTCGCCAGTGCTCTTTGTAAATAAGTTAGTCATGGTATAAGTCCTTAAATAGTTGTATTAATGTTGGATTAGTTCGTTTATGTAATAATTCCTCTTCTGTCTCGCTCTGTTCTATTTCATAGTATTCTTCCATATTAACTCGTGACTTGGCGAAAAAATCGCCTCTTGGTTTTGTATAGACTACACGCCTTGTCGCTCCGCTAGTCGCGTATTTCTTAACTGGGCCGTCTTTATTAACGATGCCTCGCTTGTCAGCGATAATCTGATCTTCACCTTTAACATAAAGGACATTGTGTGCTCTTGCTTCTAATAAACCTTGTACGTTGGTATTTTCTCCGCGTGGTGCGTTAATGCTTATCTTTTGATAATAACTACCATCAGGATTATTAACATTGTACGAGCCGTCATGTCCAAGCAATATAACGTGCATATCACGCTGCTTCATTACAGCATCTACTCCTGACAGTAGGCGCGTCCAATATGGATAACCAAAGGCCGCTCCCTTACCATACGCTTTAAGATCGACTCCTTTGTTTGAATCTTCAACGTCATCATCCACTCCTTCACGATATGACCCAACATTATCAATAATTAATGTCTTTCTGGTATGTTCAGCTCTTAAAACCCATTGCATACAAGCATAAACATGATTGATTGGTGTTAAATTCATTTCCGCATAGCTTGGGAATTTAGGTACACACATGCGCTCATGACCTGTTTCCTTACCTACAGGAATAATAATAGGATATGGTGAATAGCTTGCCATTGTGCTTTTACCAATCCCACCCTTACCATAAATAACGGTAAATTGCGGCTTCTTTTCTGGCTTTGCCTTTATCTTCGATTCAAAATCAAGCGACTTAAGGTCAAAATCAAGGTCTTTTGTTGGTAATGCCATTACACCTCAACCTCTATCCAGTCTGTTAGCCATTTTTTAAATGATGGTAATTTTTCAAAATCATTCATTTCTTCTTTTGAATCGCAACTACATGTTCCTATATCAAACAAAGCCACTCTATACCTAATAACTTCAGGTTTTATGCGGTATTCAACGTCTTCATGCCACGATGGTGAATCGCAATCAGTCCATATATTTAAGTGTCCGTTACATTCAATTTTTAATGATGTATCATTCGCCCAAGCAATGATTAAATCTTTATGTTTATGTGGCTGTTTCATTCTCTCTAACCTCTTTAAAATACTTCCTCATCACAGTACTAATCAGGCCTTTTGCCACCAAGTTGCGCTCCGCGCAAAACTGTCTAAGCTCGTCCCTGAACGATTCGTCAATAGCAATGCCGCTTTGCTTTTCTTTCTTTTGTTTAGTCATTATATTTCTCGCAATTTTCCCATGCTGTAAAATCGTCTGTTGTAAAACTCGTCATTCCGTCTTTCCACGCTAATGGAAGTCCTGATGCATTAACTCCTGCAAAATGCCTTTTGCATTTATAGTCTTTTCTATCCCAAACCAAAACCTTATCATCTATCTTAAATTCGGCGTAGTCGGCGTATGGTGAAACTTCTATTAAGTCAAGTACAGTTTCTTTACAGCTCATAAAAGAACCATTTATAGACCATGATTGGCAATCCCATTCTGTCCCATCTAAATATGCTCCATGTATTTTATCACCGTAAATTTCATACAATTTAAATTCTTTTCCGTTTCTTGTTTTGTACTTTTTATCTTTGCTTATTTTCATTTTTCTCTCCGTTTGTTTAGATGATGTTAAGTATTATAAACATAAAAATATAAATGTAAAGTTATTTGTTAATTAAATTATCCATATCCACCTCATCACCAAACTTTGACGCAATATAACAACGCATAGCCGCCTCAAGTGATGTTTCACCAAAACCACTACATTTTTCGCTTTCTGCCATCCATTTTGTATAATAATCAATGTATATTACGCTTATTAATTCCCGCTCAATAATAGGCCACGCTTGCGATGGGTTGGTGGTTGGTGAATATTCTTCCCATCCTGTTATTCCTGGTTTTTTATATTGAACCATAACTGGATTTATTCCATATGTAATTACTTCTAATCCTTCAGCCTTAGCCACAAGAAAATCTACTTCCCATAATTCTAAATCTTTAACCAGTTTTTTCACTCTATCCCCCTATCCCGCTTGTAAAATTCCCACAACTTACTAGGCGGATAAAAGCTGTTGTTTGATTTTAGGCCAGCATAGAAGGCGTGTTCAATTCCCTTAATGTTAATGACGTTTTCTTTTCCTTTCTTATACGGCATAAAATGCCCTTTGCTGTTGCGCTCCTGGCGGAGCCAGTTGGTGCGTTCCATAATCCCAACTATGCGGAAGCAGCGCAATTATTTCATCATATAAACTCATTTCTTAACCTCAACAGTACAAATAGTATCGTTATGCGCTCCTCCATGTGGAACAATTAAAACTTCTATCAATTCAAATCCGTTTGTTTTACCAACCCCACCGCTATTCCACCCAAAACATAAAACCTTTCCTCCTTTCTTAACTATTCTTGCCACTTCCTTTTTCCTATCTCCATAAAAACTTGATTGAGTGTCTTTCATGTGTACAGCTCTTCCTACTTGCTTATAACATTCTGATATTTGCCGAGGACTATATGGTGGATCAAACAAAACACCATCAACACTTTCGTCTTTATGATGTCTTAAAAACTCTAATGCTTCCATGTGATAACTTGATTCAACATTAGGATCTAAATCATTTGTTACACAACGATAAGCAAAAGGTGAGTTTCTTGCAAATGGATCAATCCACAAATCGTTTGTAATGTGTCTTTCAATCAATTCGTATATAGGCTTAATGCTGAATGTGTCTTTGTTTGGCATTGACCATATTCTATTTATTATCATTTTCTAGCCTCAGATTTAAAATAGCCTGTTTCTTTGTAATTCCATATTCGCAATTACCAACCTGATTACCTTCTTCATCTTCATAGAAGGCAACCCATGTTTTATAGTTTTCTTTATAGGTTATTATTTTCATTTTATTATTCTCCAATTCGATAACTTCAGGTTTTATTCGGTATTCATAATTAGGATACCATCTTGGATCCATACAGTCTCTCCATCCATCATAAATATCATTACATTGAATAATTTCACCATCAGCCCAAGCATGGATGAATACTGCGTGTTTATGAGGTACTTTCATTTCATTTCCTTCTCGCTTTGTTAGTGTGCTTGCTATTATCTAGTCTTGCTATATTTTTCATAAGCACTATTCATTTGATAATCTGAATCATAAAAAGTGCAATCATCAAAAAAAGCTCGTGTTACAGTAATTTCATCTGATTCAGTACCGGATACCCATTCGAATAATTGGCAAGTTCCGGCTCGATCTTTTTTTAATTCTTTTATATATCCTTGGTAGACTATGCTTCCTTTATCAAAGTAATGGAAATATGCTATTGGTGTGTCTGATTTTTTTCTTGGTTTATAGTCTTCTATTGTTTTCATGCATTTATCCTTGTTAGATTTAAAATATTATGCTATTCTTACACAACTTTTAAACAACTGCAAGAGAAAAATATGAAAGATAAGAAAAAAATAAAACGAGTTCAGATTGTAATGCCATTGTTTTTAGATGAGGCATTACAAGAGCTTGCTAATGTTAAAATGGTTTCTAAAGGTGCTATTGTTAGAGAATTGATTTTAAAAGAGGCAAAAAATATTGGTGTATTTTTATGAGAAACATAGACAAAATACTAAACGCTCTAAACGGTGTTAAGCAGATAAAACCAAACAAGTTTAAGGCTCTTTGCCCAGTACATTCAGAAAAAACACCGTCATTAAGCATTTCTAACCTACCAGATGATAGAGTGATTATGCATTGTTTTGGTTGTGGTGCTAATGGTCTTGACGTCATAAAGGCTATTGGATTAGACCCGCAAGACTTATTTCCAGAACGAATGGAAAGCCATAAAACAGAACGTCAGCAATTCAGTGCAAACGACATATTAAAGCTTTTATTGCATGAAATGACCGTAGTTAGTATAGCAGCTCAGATGATAGGGCAAGGTAAAACATTAGCTCATGAAGATATTTTAAGGGTTGAAAAGGCTCGCCACAGAATTGATGAGGCGGTTCAATATGTCAATCGCTAGTCAATCAAAGTACGATGAAGAAGCAATTAAAAAGACAGGCTCTATACTTGATGAAATGGCAATTAATAGAGTTTTGAATGGACCTACAATACCAAAAAAAGAACCTGAGAAAGAACAGGAGCATATTAATTTAAGTTCACACATAGACGATAAGCATTTATTAAAAAGGCTGAGCCTTCAGGTTTCAAGCGAAACAAGCATCCCTGTTAATTCTGCTTTTCTTATGGGATTGTCGGTTTATAGTTCAATGACATCAAGAAAGTATTGTGTGTCGTATGAAAATGGGGCCAGATTGCCAATCGGGATTTATGCTGTAGCGGAACAGCCGCCAGGAGCAGCAAAATCATGGTCATTAGGAACGTTCCAACGTCCATTTATAGATATTCACGAAAAATTACCAGAATTTGAGACAGGAGGTAAACCGGCTTTATTCATTACTAATGCAACACCTGAAGGTTTAGAGGTTACTTTACATGATACGCGTGGTTTTTTTAGCGCTGTATCAAGTGAGCAGGGGTTGTTTAATGCTTTATTGGGAGCGTCATACTTAGGAAGCGATAAGGTAAATAACAATGATATTTTGTTGAGTGGTTACGATGGTGGCTATGTAAATAGTAAGCGTGTTGGCCGTGTTGGATATGAAGGGCGTGTGTGTGGAAGTATTACCTGTTTTGCTCAACAAGGAAGTATTGAGACTATATTAAAAGCGTCCAATGGTACTGGATTAAGTGAGCGTTTCTTGATGCTGTCAGAGGATCATAATTTAGGTAAAAGAGACCATTTAAGAAAGATTTATTATGATTATGAATTACTTGATGAATACAAACAAGCGTGTGGATTTATTGATGGTACATTGGCTAACCCGCTTGGTCTTAATGATTTGACTCAGTTAAAAATCAGCTCAGAAGGTTTTTATATGATTAATTCTTACCGTAATAGCATAGAGCCGCACTTGTTAGATTCCGGTAAGTTTGCAGCAGCGGCTTTGCGTGGTGCAGCTGGCAAGGTCAACATGCAGATTATGAAAATAGCGTGTAATTTGCATTTGATTAATAATGGTGGGATGTTCTTTAAATCATTCATTGATGATGAACACATAGAATCAGCTATACACATCGCTGATGA